AGAAGTTCCAGGAGAAGTCAGAGCTTGTCAATATTGCCCTGTAGCACAAATTTGTACACAGGCTGAATCAATGCAAGCCAGTGGACGATTATTATTGTAAGGGAGTAGTGCATATGTTAACAGACTCGGCCTTTCTCTGGGGGCACGTGTAGGCTGCTAAAGGTATGCATTACTCCTTTTTATCGAAAGGTAAAATAATGATTCATGGTGTAAAGATTTATAAGGGAGACGGAACTTTAAAGGAAGAAATATCCAGTGAAAAAGCTAGAGAATTATATAATGATCGGAATAGAATTGATTGGGAGTTATCTGATTCTGAAAGACTTCGCTGGGACAGGCAAAAGTTTATTGAGAATCCTAAGAAGCCATATCAGACAAAAGGCTTACAGCCGGGGATTAACCGTAATTACAAAAAGCATAAAGCGACTTATAAAATAGTATGTAAAATTTGTAAAACAGAAAAATTAATGGCTAATCAAAATGCTAAATTTTGTAGTTCTGAATGTCAAAGTATTCAAAGAAATTTAAAAGCTAAGAAACTTTATCAAACACGACAAAAATTTAAAAACTTTAATAATAAAAAAATGCATCTATAGCCTAGCTTTGATCACATTATGATTATTCGAGTTTCAAAACCTTATAAAGAAAAAGATAATGTGTACGCAGCTATAGATGCATTTCCTTTTACGAGGTGCCAGCATGCCAATGAAAGAATTCAAAATAACATTTACTGAAATTGTCGAAGCAGATAACGAAGAACATGTAAAAGAATGGTTACTTACTTTTTTACATGCAACTGTAAAACACGAAGATACTGACGGATTTAAAATTGAATTACTTGATTGTCCCAACAAATTAGAACCCAAACCGAATCACTTACCTGAAAAAAGTAGAAAAATAATACAACAGAAATATGGCTTAGGCCGATCAGAAACTTAGCCCTTGTAGCTCAATAGGAATACCTGTTAAGAGTGTAAGGTAAGAGCAACTGATTGTCATGAGTCAGTTTGTGATGGTTCAAATCCGTCCAAGGGCACCTCACTTAAAGGAAATATCATGAGTATACATGGAGAGCACCAAATGAATCTTGGTGCAATAATTAAAGCATTAAGTAAATACGATATTCATCTACCCGTATATATCGATACAATATCAAATATAGGAAATCTTCAAGAAAGTCCAGGTACTCCTCATAGTTATAAAGGTTACCCAAAAGATTTAGCATTCGAACCTACTACAACAATAATAGCAGTTGGAGATTTTATTTCTGTATTAGCATCTTCTATAGATAAATCATTTATGGGTTTTGAAGAATCAGATGGATTCTACGCGGATAAAACAATGCGAATTAATACTCCATGTTGGATATCTCCAATGACTACAGCAAGTAATCTTGGTGTTATTGATGTAATAAATAATAAAACTAACATTATAATTGTCACAAAATTAATGCCAGAGGAGGTAAATGATGCATGATGATGTACCATTAAATGATAAGAAAAAACTAGAATACATTCTCTGTATATTATCTGACGAAGGAGACATTACAGATCAAGTTTTAATAGATGTAGCTATTCAATTTACAAGAGAATTAATGGAGGTAGAAAATGCAAGATCACGAAATGACTGATATTGAAATTATTCAAGATAGAGAAGAAAAATATGGTCCTCCAAAAGAATGCTTTGAAACATGGGCAACTATCTGCGCAGCATTAGATAAGTATGCACACGAATCTCCCTGGGAGAATAAAGCTCATCTGTACTCATTAAAGATGGCAGCTTTAAAAATGGTTAGATCAGTATGGAACCCATATACAGATGATAATTATGTAGATGGTAGAAACTATTTTAGTATAGCTCAATTATGTAGTAGAGATGCTGCAGCTCAACCTACAAAAGCAGGAGAAGACGTATGACACAAAAGAAGTATCATCCGTTTTCAGAACAGATTGTCGATATCCTTGTTAGAAAAGTAAACAATGATAATCGACATTTTTTTCGCATTCTAGTTGGATATTACTTATCTAAAGTAGCATCAATGATGCGATGTAATATTCAAACTAATGATAGAGATGTTATTCCCGTTAATACTTATGTATTAAATTTAATGGTATCAGGTACTGGTAAAGGTCACTCAACCAATATTTTAGAACGTGAGTTTGTATCTCATTTTAAAAAAGAATTTTTAACTTCAGTATTTCCTAGAAAAGCAGAAGAAAACATTGAAGTTCTAGCTCAAGAAAGAGCTCAAGCTCGAATAACGAGTGGACAATCTATTCTTCCATTAACTGAAGAATATGCAATTCAAAAAGATAGATTCACACATCACTTTGACAGATTAGGAGAACTAGCATTTAGTTTTGATAGTGGTACTTCACCAGCTGTTAAACAAATGCGTGAGAAACTGCTATTAGCTTCTGCAGGCTCAATGAATTTAGAATTAGATGAAGTTGGATCTAATATGTCTGCTAATGTAGATGTTCTTAATACATTTCTAGAATTATATGATATAGGCTTAATCAAACAAAAGCTTATTAAGAACACGCCAGAGAATATTCGATCTGAAGAACTGCCAGGTAATACACCTACTAATCTAATGATGTTTGGTACTCCAACTAAATTATTAGATGGTGGACGTGTTGAAGATGAATTCAAACAATTCTTAGAAACAGGTTACGCACGTAGATTACTATTTGGCTATACAGTTGATAGTCATAGAACTCAGTATGCATCAGCTGAAGAGCGCTATGCTGAAATGGTAGATATTAATCTAGCTACTAGTATTCATACTATACAAACTGCATTTAATAACTTTGCAAAAAGACCATTTAATCCTGTATTACAAATGTCTAAAGATAATTCTATTTATCTAATTAAATACCAAATGAAATGTGAAGCAATTTCAGATCAATTTAAAGATCACATGTCTTTACATAAAGCAGAGATGAGTCATAGACATTATAAAAGTCTTAAATTAGCAGGTGCATATGCATTTGCTGATAATTCACCAGATGTAACACAAGAGCATTTAGATTACGCCATTAGTGTAGTAGAAGATTCTGGTGAAGCTTTCCATCTACTAATGCGTAAACAAGGACCCTATGAGCGTTTAGCTCACTACTTAGCTGATTGTGATAATGAAGTTACCCAACATGAACTAATTGAAGAATTACCATTCTACAAAGGTTCTGAATCTCAGCGTAAAGATCTAATGACATTAGCAATGTCTTTTGGTTATAAAAATAATATTATTATTAAAAAACGAGCTATTGATGATATTGAATTTTTTATTGGTGAAACATTAATAGAAACTAGTTTAGATAAATTAACTACTTCTATTAGTCGAGATATCGCACAAGATTATGTTCTTGAACATCCGCCATTTAATAAACTTTATAAACTTACAACTGCTGATGGATATCACTATGCAGCACATGCATTTATCAATGGACATCGTAAAAGCGAAAATGCTATTGCAGGATTTGATCTTTTAATATTAGATTGTGATGGTGATGTAAGTATATCAACTGTTAAAATTTTACTAGAAGACTATAGTTTTTTAATTTCAACAACTAAACGACATACACCTGAATTAAATAGATTTAGATTAATACTTCCATTGTCACATAAACTAAAATTATCTCCAGATGAGTATTCAAGATTTATGTCTAATGTATTTGAATGGTTACCTTTTCCAGTAGATGAAGCTGCTAAAGATATTGCAAGAAAATGGGCATCACACCCAGGACATTATGAATATAATCAAGGTAGTGTTATTGATGCAACAATGTTTATTCCAGAAACTAAACGTTCTGATGAAACTAAAGCACAAATCAGTGCGGCAGGTATGAATAATATTGAACGATGGTTCAAAACTCATACATCTAAAGGTAACCGAGCTAATCATTTATATAGATATGGCATGGTAATGATAGATTCGGGAATGCATCTAGGCGAAATTGTGGAAAAGCTAGAAAGCTTTAATAATTCGTTAACAGTTCCCTTACCAGAGGATCAATTTATGAACAGTACAGTTAAATCTATCAGTAAAGAACTAACTAAAAGAGGATTAATAGATGAATAATAACCATTTAGTACTTATTTCAGGTAAATCTAGCTCAGGTAAAAGTGCTAGTTTAATGTCAATGGATAACCCTGAAGGTGTTATGTACTTAAATTGTGAAAATGGAAAGAAGTTACCATTTAAAACTAAATTTAAAGAATTAATAGTTACTGATCCAATGCAGGTATATCAAGCTTTTGAAGAAGCTGAAAAACCAATGCATAAAGATGTGCATACTATTGTAATTGATACACTTACATATCTAATGGATATGTATGAAAGTACTAAAGTACTTAATGCTACTAATACTATGCAAGCTTGGGGACAATATGCTCAATATATGAAACAACTTATGTCCCAAGTAGTCGCTAAATCTACTAAAAATGTAGTATTTCTAGCTCATACCTCAGATATCCTTAATGAGGCTGAAATGGTTAATGAGACCTTAGTTAAGGTTAAAGGGTCACTAATGAATCAAGGTATTGAGAGCTTTTTTACTACTGTAATATCTACTAAAAAGCTCCCATTAACGAAATTAGATGGTAAATTAGCTAAATCGAAGCTATATGAGGTTACAGAGGAAGATAAAGCTAATGGATTCAAGTATGTCTATCAGACCAGACTTACAAAAGATACCGTTAATGAGCGAATGAGAGCTCCTATGGGGATGTGGGACATGAAAGAGACCTATATCGATAATAACCTACAAAACGTAGTAAATAGGCTTCACGAGTATTACAAATAGGGTTGGTTGGTCAATAGCTGCATGAGTTCCAGGAACACGGGGCCATTAAAGCGATAGCCAAGTCTCATTATCCGCCAATCCTTTTATAGTTTTGGTAAGATATAACAGAGTACTCTAATGGTACCTACCTTATGGGTCCTCCTTCTTCATTAGAATACTCTAACGGAAGCGTTATAAATCACTAGTCCTCTATTTTATGATCGCCAGACCACTAAATAGAGGCAAATTATGTAAGTCACAAGGGGATAGTAGCGGTTAATTAGGTATTAATCTCCCTCTGCCTATCGCTACTATTCTCTCCTAACTCCTTGATAAATCTACTTAAATATGTTATTATAACTAATATTCAGCCTAACTAAAGGAGCCAGCATGAATTATGATGCAGACAACAAAATGCACCATTTAACTCAAGATATGGTGTTTATTGCTGTAGAAATAGGTTTTGCAGCAGTTCAAGAAGTAGCTGCTAAAACATTGATTACACAGCCTAATCTATCTCTTAAAGACTTTGTTAAGGTATTAGATGAATACCTTATTAAACAGAGGGAAATAAATCATAAAAATGGTTAAATGAAAGTTAATACCACTACAAGAAAGGATATTAAATTATGAGTGAATGGGAACTACCAAAAGGATGTGAAATGCCTTCAATTGAACGAGTAGGAGGCGGAGGATTCGCATGGGAATCTGGAGTATATGATGCATCAATTACGATGGCATATCTTAACCAAACTACTTCTGAAGCCCAATGGTTAAACATTATATTGAAGAACTCTGAAGGTAAAGAAATGAGAGAGAACTTCTGTATTCGATCCGGCAAAGCTAAAGGAAATAAAGTTTACTATGTTAAAGATGGTAAACAAATTCCATTACCAGGCTACGCTAGTGCTAATTCTCTATGTGTTGCTGTTACCGGTAACTCTCTGGCTGAATGTATGAAGCCTGCTGATAAAGGTGGCACAATAGAAAAGAAGACCATTAATATCTGGAATGTTGAGCTAAAGAAAGAAGCTCCAACAGAACGTCCAGTTGTTATGGCTTTAGTTAATAAACCAGTTAAAGTAGCTGTTCACCAAGTTATTGAGGACAAAACTACTAAAGGTACAAATGGTACTTATGAGCCTACAGGCGAAACTAAGACTATTAATGAGTGTAAATTCTTTGGTAGTGTAGATAGTGGTAAAACTGCTGAAGAGATCACTAAAGATGAAGATGCTACTATGTTTGATCGATGGGCTGCTAAGAATACTGGGACTGTCATTGATAAAAGTAGTAAAGATAAGCCTGCGTCAGCTGCAGCTATTATGGGTAGCACTCCTGCTGAAAATAATGCACAAGGTTCATTATTTAATTAGGAGTTTACCATGCTAATTGCAGGTATTGATCCAGGAACTAATGGAGCAATCGCTGTACTGGACTCGAAGAGTCCAGACAGCGTTGCCCTGTTAGATTTAAAAAAGAATACAGCTAAGGATATCTATTATTGGTTTAACAAATTATTTATAGATCAAATTGATTCTGGAGCAATAATTGAACCAGGTGATGAAGGTGCCGGGTATAACCAATGTTTTGATATCTGGATAGAAGATGTACATTCCATGTTTGGAATGTCAGCTAAATCTAATTTTGGATTTGGTAAAAACTTAGGAATGATACTTACTATTGCTGAATTAGTTCCTTCAGCAGAAACTCATATGGTTACTCCTAAAATATGGCAGAAATATGTAAGAGTAACTGTTAAGGGTAAAGCTATCAAAAAAGAAGTAGCTAAAATAGCTCAAGGATTATACCCGAATGCAGAACTACATGGTAAACGTGGAGGTCTACTTGACGGTAGAGCCGATGCATTAATGATTGCTCACTATGGATTAAAACATATGGAGGAAGAATGAAAATAGAAATAGATATAGATATTGAATCTATAGTAAGAGAAGCACTTAAAAAGAAACAATCAGAACAGATAGTTTCTGCTCCTATAGAAGCTCCTCCTACTAATGGTAAATCTAAATGGGAATATGGACGTGTACCAGGTAAAAGACGCACTACTGAAGAACTAGCTCTACATGAAGCTGAAAAGAAATTAAAGCGTAGACTTACTCCTGAAGAAAAAGGAGAAATCAAAGCTAAAGTACATATAGATGAAACAACAGAAAATAAAATTAAAGAAGCTGCTATTAAAAAAGATAGAATAGATAAAATGACTGCTGAGGGTATTGCTGCAGCTACTAAAGAATTAATTAAAGAAAGTGAAGATATTATTCATGATGAAGAAACAATTCCTAAAACTGAAGATTTTAATCTTCCTAAATCCTTATTTCAATGACAAACATTAAAAGTATATTTTATACTATCGGAACTATTGTCCTGATATTCACAGGAATACTCATATTACCTATAGGATTATTTTTACTTGTTATAGCTATAGTATATGGTTTTTATAGATTGTTATTTACCGTGAGACAAATCCATGATTAATCTACAAGAAGCATTATTAATAGTAAGTAAATTATTAAATGATTACTTAAATGATCCTAATATTCACGTAACCAAAGAACAAAAACAAGCTGTACTATTAGTTAGAGATATAGCTGAGGGTAACGGTTGGAGTATTCAGAATGAATTTCGAGATTAGAAATTCTTTAGATCTGATAATACTTCAAAGAGAGTTATATTATTTGCTTCATCAAATAGATCATCAGTCTGGAAGACATTCGGTAAGAAGTCTCCACCCATCCAAGCACTATTTACATTACCTAGAGTAGGCATACCAGTCAATTCCTGTATAACAGCAGAGATAGCAACAGATGATGGATTAGTTGTTACTAATCTTTTAACAGCTCTTTGATTTCTTAACCAATAAGATAAGAAAGAAGTAGCACCAAGAGCGTCAATCATTTCTAATGGAGCAATAAGAGACTCATCAAATAGTACGAATGCTTCTAGTGCTTCATGTAATGCTTCTTTAAAGGATTTTCCTAAAACATTTTGACTATGTTCCATCATTACATAGCGACCCATAAAATCTGTCATCTGTACTACTTGTTTAGAGTACTGATATGGAATACTTTCTTTAGTCCAAAATAATGTATGTGCAACTGTTTGTACACTTCTAGGAATTTTATCTCCAACATTTTTAAGTTCACCTTTAAATAGTAAACGAGACATTCTATTCCAATATCCATCCATCTGAGCTGCATTTAAATCTTCAATAATTAATGAATCTACACCCGCCTCATTCATTTTATGAATCTTATTTCCTTCAATTCTAACTTTCAATCTCTTTACTTGCTGAGCTTCAGCACTGTTATCTGGTAATTTTTTAGTATCAATCTCATACTGAAGTTTTCTCATTTCCAAAGCGTCTTTACTATATCTCTTATATTCAGAAAGTCCTTCAATTAATTTATTAAAAATATAAGACGGTGGAATTTTACGCATCATTAACTGCGTTACATTCGACATCATATTTAAAAAGATAACTTTTGGAATTGCTAATACTACTCGATTCTTACCATATCCTACTGTTTCTTTAATTGCGTAATGACTTAAACCAGCAACTCTTTCAGCTAATGGATGTTTATTATTCTCAAAAACTTTATGTTGAGTAATATCTTTTTGTTTATATCCAAAGACCTTATCAATAATATCAATTCGAACCATGAACTCACCATTAACAGCAAACTCTTGTATATATTCCCGAACTGGTCGAGGCAATTTTCTGTAACGGTCATGATATGCAGATGCAGGATCTAATATATTAATAAACTGATTTGGGTAAGTTTTATATAGATTTTCCTGTTCATGCACTAATAGATGAACTGTTTCTTTATCATTTATAATAGTATTTTTACGATCTACTAAATTAGAATGCATATGCGCAAACACATTCTGAAATTCTAAATCAGGCTTAATATAATTTTTTGTGTCTTCATGATTCATCATTATTCGATAATCAACTATCTTATTATTCTGATCAAATAACGGACGAAATTTAAATCGATCATCAAATCCTAATTTCTTAGCTAGTTTATTTTGATGTTGTTTAAATTGTTTAAGCTTAGCGCGAATTGCAAACATATCTGGTCTACCAGTATTACCAACCTGATAAGCAGGATTTAAACTTAATATTTCTGTTAAAGTTGTTCCTTGATTTCGTGTATTAGTCGTAGACATAATCCCAGATACATCTTTTACTTCTGGTTTATCTCTATTGATATACATAATATAATGTGTTTGATTAGTAGCTATTTTACTTAATTTAACAGACTCTGTATATCCTCTCTCTTCAAATTCTTCTTTTTGTTCAGGTGTACCAATCTGAATATCAGTTAAATTATCCATACGTTCGACAATATATCCTTTCATCATTTGAGTAGGATCACCATCGAATAAATCTTTTCGAGATTTTGCTTTAAAATTAATATGTGCTTGCATGATGCTAATAATACCATTTTGTTGCGAATCAGCTTTAAATTCATTTTTAGCTAAGTCTTTAATTAAATGAGCATCTTGCGTATCAATATGACCTAATGCTGAAATGGTTGCATATGCATCTAATAAGCCTACTCGTTCTTCTGTAGGATTAGAAAGATAATCTAAAGCTATTGAATATGCATTAGATCGAGAATCTGCTAATCGTTCAGTTAATCCTGTCATTTGCCAATACCCTAATTCATCAGCATATTGGATAGCAGCGCTATCTGCTGTTACACCTAATCTACGTAGTATATCTCTTTGTAATTGTTTTCTAGCTCGTATTGAATTCTTATCTTTACCAATTAATCCAATAATCTTTTTCATCCCAGCTGGTGAATTAAGATCTAAATTAGCAGTTATAAGTTGAGAGATATCACTACGTAACATTACATTAGTAAGTGCTTCCCTGGTTTCAACAGACATAGCATGTCGTTTAGTTGGATCTACTGATTTCCAAATACTTTTTATTCCATCTTGTTTATTTCCATTAAACCAATCTATTTGGAATGTTTCCGCTAGTTGACGTTGTTTTGATATATTACCTTTTGATTGAAGTAGTTGTTCAATCATTTTCTCATTAAGAACACCATCTCCAAATTCTTTAAGAAGTCCTCGCATTGAATAGTTCATTTTTTCCATCCAATGATTACGAGCTTCAGTGACAGTATTATCTTCACCAAAATAAATATATGGTAGTGCAATTAACCCAGTAGCAATTTTTAATCCAGGATCAGCGCTTTCAAAACTAGGTTTTCCTTCTTCAGTAGATTTAACTACTGCTCGCTCATATCTTTTAAAAGCTTTGTTAGCAAAATTTCTAATTATTTGATCAGATGCATCTAAAGTTTTATATGTTTTACTTTGTATCTGTTCAGCTTTACTTTTATGTTTATTCTGAATTGCAACGAGTTGTTCAGTTATTGCAATAGCTTCTGACAACTGTAGATCGTTCTCAGGCCTATATACACGTTGCCCTAACACTTCTCTGACAGTATCAACAATATTTTTAATCATATCTAACATGCGTTCGTATAATCCGGTCCTTTGAGCAATAGAATTACTCTTCATGAAATTAGATAGAGACGCATTCGTATTAGCATATGCCATAAACTCATGTAATCGAACTTCTTCTTTTGCATGAAATGCATGCTCATATTGCTTTTTAGCCATGACAATTTCTGCAGCAGTAGCTAATCTTGTAGGACCTGTACCAGGAGGTAAGAACACTTTATAACCTTGTCCTTTACCGTATGTTAGTTCTAAAGTATTCTGAACATTTGAATACAATCTTTCAATTCTTTGCCTAACTAAGGGAGATTGATCAATAGCTATAGAAGTCATTGCATGTAATAACTCATGAGTATAGACTTCCTGAGGAGATTGACCGTTACGAATTCTTGGGGCATTTCGACTAGCTGAAACTGTTACTCTTTCTTTAGCTTCACTATATGTTCCTTGAGTAATTCCTTCAATTTGTTCATATGTTAATTGAATACCTGCTGTCGAATCAAAACCTTTACTTAATATATCCAATACACGATTAAGACTATCTGTATGATTAGCTTCTTCTTCCGCGTTATTATAATAATTGCCTGATAACTCAACAAAATCATTAAATAATGTTTTAACTTTATTACGAGTTATGTCACCCATATCTCTTGTGTCATAAGTCTTTCCTTTATCAGCCAATAAAGATTTTAATTCTTGTTTATCCTCTTCAGTAAAAAAGTCAAAAGAAGTCTGATGTTCTTCGTATGTTCTAGTAAATGTTTCTGCAATTTCTTTTTTAGCTACTGGATTACGTTCTCTATTATTAACTGATTCTTCAGCTGCAGCTAACATTGCCTCCCTCAATACTTGATCTTGAGATTGACCTTCTGGTTTTTGCATAAACATTTGTAGAGATTCATTAAGTCCACCATTCTCAGAAGCTAATTCTTCAAGTTTACGTCTTGCCTCTAAAACCTCATCTTTTACACGTTCAAAATTATCTAATAAATCTGGAAGAGTAATCTTAGCTTCATCTCTATTTTTATTATCGAAGAACTCATCTTCAATATAGTCCTCAACTTCCTTTTCAAAATCCTCACCCATTTGGGCGGTAATACCTAATACCCTCTGAACTTGCTCATAGGTTTGTTCAATAACACTATGAGTTCGATTATAGTGGAGGAACAATTGCCCGTAAGCTGCACTAATTGTAGACAGCTGTTCTGGGCTAGCCATAAATGCATCATGTAACATTAATACATTTAAATCCCCAACCCAACGTTTACCATCAACATTAATGTTTGAATCACCATTCATGGTTTGAGTTAGCAGAACAGAGTCCATATTAATAATCTGGCGTATTAATGCAGACACTCCAGGCTCAATAAATCTTAATTGTTGTGGGAAGGTATTATGAGTTTGAGAAATATTAGAATCATACTTACCATTTTTATCCTGTTTAGCTGTTCTATATTCAATTCTTTCGTCAGCAAGTTTATTTCTACCTTGAAGACTTGAAACTAAATCTAATTGTATTTCTTCAGGAATATCTTTTTTAAAATTTATTATTTTAATTAATCTAGTTTTAGCATTTTCAGTTAAGTCATCTACATTCTCTTCAACAAAATTAATGAGTTCTTTACTACTCATTTTATCAACGTTTTCAGGTACCCCTATTTTATCGTTTAGTACTGAAACATTTTCAGTTTTAGATAAATCAATAAATCCTTCAGTATTACCATTTTCATCAATGGTAGATAAAGGACCTTTATATTGAGGGAATAGTTTGATTAAATTACTTTTTGTATCCTTAATCATTTTGGTTAGTTCATGTTTAGTCAATGAACTACGCCCAACTTCTTCTAACTTCTCTGCATATGCTCGTTTAAAATGAACCATAAACGTGCCGTGCAATACTCCACCCATCTGAACAACAGTATCTCTAGCTTCCTTAGTTGGTTCCAACATAGCATTAAGACCATGATCAAACCTAGGAGCTATAGTAGTACTAATATTAGCGTGGAGGTAATTATCATTTAGATATTTATTTAAAGATGTTCCATTTCTAATAGCTTCTGCGAATTCCTGTTTTGTTACTACTTTTTTAGTACCTTGATTATCTTGATTAAAAGCTCCTAATTTATCTAATGCATTAATGAATGCCCCAATTTTATACCGATAGTCATCAGCTCGATCTGCTTCTGCTTCCAGATCTTCACCTACTGATGTAAGTCTATACTCTTCAAAGAAAGCACGAGTTTCATCAGCTGCAGGTTTGGAATCATTATACGTTTGTTGCATAATTCCAATTTGGGAATAGATTTCACTAATGATATCTTTAGTGACATCTTTAGAAATACGATCTATACCGCCACCGTACATATGGATAATAAACGGATATTTAACTACGCTGCGTAGGGCTCCATCATCTTGTTTAAAATCAGGGAAGAGAACATCAAGTGCTCCATTTAACCGATTGTAATCTGATAAGAATTCAGCATTAGCTTTTGCTTGTTTTCTATCTTGTTCTTTTTCTTTGTCATCAAGTAATTTTCTATATGCAGCTTCTTGTGCTGAAGTTGCTCTTGTAACTCCTGGACCAGACTTATGTGGTTTTACAGGAGGTAGCCCGTGTAATTTTCTTACTTTATTTAATTCTTTAAATGCCGCTGTACGTTCAGGTCCTGGCAGCATGTTATCTATGAATGAAGCGTCTATATCTCTATCTATATTGATCTCATTTTCAAATTCTTTATCTTCTGCTGCAACTTCTGCATCAGTCATTAATTTATTAGTCTTAGCATTTCTACGTGTCCATTCTGGAGCTTTTTTATTTTCTCTATTGTAATACCATCTAGCAATTGCTTTAGATTTACGTCTTTTCTCATAAACCTCATCACGACGTATTAAAGCTTGAAGCATATCTTTTTCTTTTGAATCTACATATACTTTGTATTTATTCTTACGTTTTCTATAAGTCGAGAGAGGGTTGTAATCATCCTTCCAATTGTTATCAACAATGTAATTGTAAGGAATACTATTTTCTTTATTCATCTCCATAGTTCCATCACCCATTGCTTCTTGTACATACTCTGCAAGAGTTTGGTAGGTATCTGGAGCTTCAGTATCATGTTCAGTATCATCACCAAAATATGTAGCTATTTTAG